ATGTTAGTCAAAATGTTACAACCTTATTTCCGTTTCAGTGACGGGGACCACGCCAAATTTGATGGGAATCAACTGTACGTGATCCTTGTCAGTGGTGTGTATGAAGTATTAGAACAATGGTACAACAAAAGCACAAGTGGTGAGCGTGAGATGCGTAGAAACATGTTTGAGGCCATGGCTACATCGTATCATCAAGTACAAAAAGACGTTGAAATCGATGGAAAGATTCGTAAACAAGTTTTTTTGGTCCAGTGGTTAGGTAGCAATTCGTCAGGTCAATATATGACAACCATGATAAACTGCATCTACGGAAAAATTCTTAATAAGATGTGTTTTTTATTAGAGGTTTCACAAACAACACATTGGACATACAAAAGAGGTTGTATTGATCTCCAAATGATGTTAGGAGTATATCAAGACGTTGTTTTTGGCGATGACGCAATTATAGGATGGACAGATGCTGTTAGTATGACACAGCATAAATTAATTAGTTATATGGCAGATTTTGGAATGACGTACACTGATGCACAGAAAAGCGACAACCCCCTTATTTACAAAGAGTCAGTTTATGATTTGGAGTTTTTATCACGTTATTTTGTTTTGTACAATGGTCGTGTCTGTGCACCTCTAAAGTTGGAAACGATACTTGAGATGTGCAATTGGACAAGAAAAGACATTCCTTTATCGGTCTTTCAATCAACCATACAATTGCAGCTTTTAGAGCTGGCTTTGCATGGTAAAGAAACTTGGATGAAATACGGTCCTCGCCTGATACAATTAGCGAGAACGCATTGTTCGTTCATGTTCTTATATGATAATTTTGAGTCTTGTTACGCGAACGTGTCGCGTTTAGAGGCTTATTATTAAGTTATTACGAGTTGGGCACTCATAAAATGCATCCATGTTTAAAACAGGTAGGTGTAATGCTTTACTCGCAAGAGACTACTGTATGTCATAGTTTTAAACATTAATAATGACAAAATTGTTAGCCATAACGACTCCCAGTGTGCGCGCCATGGAACTACACACTTTGAGTATAAGTCCAATAACCAAAAATGGAACCAATGAATATTATTTCACAAACACAACACGACAAATATGCTACCACTATTATGACTGAACAGACCACCGTTCAGAGTATGAGTGGTGAAAAACCTGCTATCATTGATGTTATTCCCGTACAATATGAATCCATCAAAGATTTTTTGAAGAAACCATCTCTAGTTACAACTGGTGTTTGGTCGGCTTCTAATAGTAGGGGCGTGGACATAGCACTTGGTGCAATAGGACCTCTTCTTTTATCTAACACATATTGGGCGGAGAAGTATCATGGATTTTCAATGATACGAGGTACTGCGGTGGTTAGATTGATGATTAACGCCAATCCATTTCAGCAAGGTTTGTTGATGTTGCGTTATTTACCATGTTACTCGCGATTCACCTCAACGAGCACTGGTTATGAATCTATGTATAACACCAGCATAGTTTCAAAAACACAACACCCTGGAGTTTATTTGGATGCCAGGGATTCTGCGGCCGAGTTGAGAATACCATATATAGCACCAACAAAATGGTATTCTAGCGAGTTGTCAGCACAAACGTACGATTGGGGCACTTGGTTTGTTACTGTAATAGGAGAGTTACTAACAGGTGCCACGGCCACGTCCGACACTGTGGACTACTCCGTTTATGTGCATTTTGAAGATATTGAGATGGCAGCACCTATTTTATTACAATCAGGAGTAGGTGCTACCGGAAAGTATCGTGCTAAAAAATTGGATGCGTCCGCTTTAGAGACGAAAGGCACTCTGAGTAGTGCTCTGATGACAGGCGCTGCTGTAGCCGATGCGTGCAACGATATACCTTTCGTGAAGGATTACGCAGGAGTCACAGCGTGGGTTCTCCGACATACCGCACGCGTGGCTGCCGCTTTAGGGTATTCAAAGCCTGAAAATTTTTCTACAGTGATGCCAGTTGCGAGTGCATTTCAGAGAAATTTACAAAATTGTACCGGTCAGGACAATTCCTTTAATTTGGGACTGTTCTCAGACACCAAAACACCACTTAGAGACAACATGAGTATTAGATCGGAAGATGAGATGAGTATGAGCTTTTTGAAACAGATAGAAGCTTATTATGCAACCATTACCTGGTCTGCACCTAGCACAGGAACTAATGCTGGTGTAAATTTGTTCAGTCTTAAGGTGACGCCAGAGATTTTCAACAATACAACAACTGTTACTAGAGCACCACATAGTTTAACAGGAGCGTTTGGTCCGCCAATTTATTATTTATCTAGATATTTTTCCATGTGGCGAGGATCTATCAAAGTCAGAGTGTATATTCCCAAAACACAATTTCATATAGGTAGGTTGCAGGTTACTTGGACACCTTCTCCAGACGTTACAAACACCCCCACAATTTCTAACTCGCAAAATAGTCTAAGAGAGATTATTGATATACGCGATGGCAATGAGTTTGAGTTGGTTTTGCCTTGGTTGTTACCCACCAATTATCAGATGTTGGGAGAAGGTCTTTATAGCGGTCAGCTAGATATTGTTATACTAAATGATCTCAAATGTCCTGACACAGCTGCCCAAAGTGTTGGCCTTATTTTATTTGTCAGTGGAGGAAAAGATTTTGAGTTCCAGGGTTCCGCTGGTCGGCTGACTTCAGAGAAGATATCTACCGTAGTGTCGTTGGAAGGAAATGATATCACTGATGGAGCCGTAGGTGATAGCATTATTCTACCAACCAATTTAATGATAGCAGCAGAATGTGTTGGGGAGTGTTTCACATCAGTGAAACAGCTCATAGCGAAGCTGTCCAGGGTTTATCAAGTGGCGCCTTTAACTTCTTTTAAGAACGTGGTGTTATACCCCTACAATCGCCCAGTACCTTATTTGGCGCCTGTGAGTGGTTTGACATCTGGAAATACAGGAGGCTTCATGTTGGTAGATATTTCACTGATGTACGCATTTTTCAAGGGTGGCATCACGGCGGTGTTTAACCACCTGACAAGTACTTCAAATGGAAACATGACATGCTACAATTATCCTTATGCGGGTTATGTGGCAACTGATATGTTAACAAGCAACACGTATGGTGCGTGGAATTACACATCAGGTAGCTGGACACAGAGCAGTGCGAAGTGTGCTGCTCCTTGTGTTGCTGATAAAAGTGTCGGATATGTTTCTGTAACTATACCGTATCAAAGTCCAACTCAGTTTTCCATGTGTTACCCGAATTCCACAAACACTTATCCTCTTTCATCAACAACGTACGACGCTCCCATAGGCTGTGCTGTTCTTGATGAAACGGGCACCGTTGGTGTCCCCCAAGGAACAGTAGGGATAGCCGCGGCTGAAGATTTTCAGCTAGCGTTTTTTATCAGCTGTCCCCCTGTTCTAACAGGCTACTCTTAGTTAAATTTTGAAAAGAGTAGTAACAAAATCCTTTTTAA